TACTTCGTCGCTCCAGATTTCAGGGATGAATGTTGCTGCGGCTGTCTTATTGACAATGGAGCCACCGCCTACTGTACCGGGATAAGTTTGAGTCGCCATGATAAATCTCCTTTAGATTAGGCTACTTAACACGACCCTCGGCGTAAGCTTGAAAGATTTCTTCTGACAAAGCTGAGTAACGATCTGGGTCGGTCTGCATAAGTTTAATAATATCAGCACGACGATATTGCTTCTTACGTTGAGTTTGGCCTGTTCCTCGGGCGTTGCCTGTACTTGCAGACTTAACCTGTTGCTTACGAGCTTGCTTCTCAACTGCTACTGTCTGTTGTGCTACAGAAGCTCTCTCCTTCCAGAGAGACAAGAGTTCATCAGCGGCGTCGTAATCGTAAGCCTGATCTGCTTGTACAAACAATTGAGTCCTAATCTTAGAGCCTTTAATCCACTCAGCAAAGTTGGCGTCTTTTAAGATAGTTTCCATCTCTGGATGCTTCTTAGAGAGTTCAGCCAAGGCGGTCTCTTTACGATACCTCTGAGTGACTTGGTTAGCTTCTTGGATCTTAGGGTGGTTATCAATTGCCCTATTAACTGCGGCCTGTGGATCAACAAAGAAGTCAGTATCATCTTCTTCTTGCTGTTGTACAGGTGCTTGTTGTTTGAGTTGTGTCTGGATGTAGTCATCAACAACACTACGTAGTTCACCAACTTCAGAGCTTTGTTTACCTAGAAGCTTCTCAGCCTCTTGGTGCATCTGAACAACCTCTTGCAAGGACTTGTTCTTATACTTCTCTGGTAAGCTAGGTTCCTCTTGGGCTACCTCCTCTTCAGGAGACTCAACTGGATCCTCTGGTGCTTCTAGTGTATCTACATTACTATCGTTAACTTCTTCTTCCGAACGCTCATCTACGAGTTGTGCTCGTGCCATATTATTTCACCTTCTCCGCCTAACGGTTGTGGAGTTTTATTTACGCCCTGCTTGCTCATGTTCTCGTACCCACTTTATGTGTCTACCGGGGAAATCCCCAGAGGCACCTTCAAGTACGCATGGTGTTGCAGAAGCGACTCTTGTAGCGTTAGCACCACAACCGCACCTACTGGTTGTAACACCGTCCTCTACAAATTCTTCAAAGTAGTGACCTTCAGTACACTTAAAGTCGTATACCTTAATCATCTTCATTGGATTCTTTGGCTTCTGTGTAGGCTTGCTCTACAGAGCCTTCTAAGTTTACTAGGTGGGCTATGACATTAAGTTGTCCCTTCCTAAAGTACATATCATTAACATCTTTGGTTGACTCTACAGAGTTTATCACGTTACCATTGTTTCTAAACTCTTCCGTGAGTTGCTTCCAACCCTCGGTGTTGAAGAGGTCAAAGTATACATTGAAGTACTTCTCTAATTCAGGTTCCATATTGCCTTAGTTCCTTCATGTGTTTACTATACTGTATATTATAACATATTCTGAGGTAAATGTCAAGTGTTTTCTTTAGTATTATTTACGTTTCTTACCTTTGGAGCAACTAGAGCCTGCTTTGGCCTTCTTTGCTGCTGCTTTACCAGCTTTAGTGTAGGGGTAGGACTTACCGTTGACTTTAGGCATCACCATTTCTCCTTGTTGGCCCAATATGCCGCAGACATTTTGCCTTTGGCTATGTTCTTTGCGTGTCGTGCTTTGAAGGACTTCTGACGAGCCGAAGGTTCTTTATCGCCTGAGACTCCCTGTTGTCCAAACCTAATGGTCTTAACCTTATCGCCTTCCTTGGCTACAACTACGTGAGATTTCGTAGGATGCTTAGGCGTCCTCTTAGGCTTATTGTAGCCTGAGACGCCTGCTCGTGCCAATCGTGGGTCTTTCTCTTTAGCCATGCTTAAGTCTCCTTAGAAGCCTTCCTAGAGGCTCTGGGAGCCTTCTGAGGCACCCTGAGGAGGAGTTCCGACATTTGGCCCTCTAGGGCCTCTAGGCGCTCCTCTGTTTTCCCTAGGCGATTGAACTGACCCTTGAACGCCTCGTTGACTTGGTTGATTAGGTTCTTGAGGTCTTGCTGTGTCATTAGCATTGCGTTGGTTTCCTTGGTTGTTAAGTTGTTTCTCTTTTAGGGCTACATTGGCTATCTCTAGGCGTTGCTTGAAGGCTTTATCGTCAGCGTCACCTTCTTTGATATTTCTAGTGATAGCCTCGATCTTCTCAATTTCAAGCTCCTGAGGGGCTAGCTGTGCCTCTACAGTGTACTTCTGTGCTCTCGCTTGAGACTCAGCAGCTTGTGCAGATAATGCGGCTGTCTGAGACTGCTGGAACTCTAACTGAGCCTGCTGTGTAGCCTGTGCTGCCTGTTGAGCCTCTGGATTAGGCTGCTGGGCTTGCTGCATAGAGGCTATAAGTTCTTCCCTGTTACTTAGGTTCATGTTATCTATGATGCTCTGGATCAACACAGGGTATATCGGGCTATCCTGCTTCATAGTCTGTAGGAGTTGCACAAGCTGTGTAACCTCATACTCCCTAGCAATGATACCTAAGGTTGAGGTTGCGTTAAACTTATAGTCCTTCACAGGGTAGTTCTCAGGGTCAAACTGCATGTAACGATACGCAGCCTTCTTAACAAAGGGGATTAGGAATGACTGCTGGAAATTAATCAGGGTGCGTTTATGGCGTTTAATGATAGCACCGAGAGACATAGAAATGCCAGCGGCAGTAGCTTCACCATTAACGTTACCAGCGAGTCCCGCTGAATCAACTGCTCCAGTAGCTTGTTGTACCATCTGTTGCAAGGAAGCTGCTTGGGCGAACGTGATCTGACCCACTTGACCAAAGTTGAACGGCTGTAAGATTTCACGGGGATCTCCATTGGTTAATATAGTCTTTCCGGGGCGTATCTCAGGCTTTGCCCCTCGTGGGAACTTAGTGGCATCAATGGCTAACATAGGATGTATCGTGAGACTTAAGGCATCTATTCTAGCCCTTAGCTCAGTATCCAAAGCCTTCTGGCTGTTGTAGCCCTTCTCACACACGCCACGACCCCAGAACATAGAAGGCACCACATCCCACGGGAATGCTACTACAGGCCTGTCTTGCATCATGTAGGGGTTAGGTTCAGCCTTTAGGAGGACACCACCGTTGGCTACAACAACGATAGCCTCTACGTAACTCTGGTCACCCTCTAGCTCTTCATCTTCATCATCTAAGGCGTCCTGAAGCATGTGCTTAGGTACTAAGCCGTAATACTTCGTTAGGCGTACCTTGTCGTCACTATATACAGAGATGTCTTGGTCAGGCTCTAAGTCTGTATCTGAGGCTGCTGTGCCTACGTATACGTCCCTGTAGACCCCTTGCTCCTGTAGTTGCTCTACTAGGTGAGGACTTACAAACTCGTCAATGGCTACGCCCATAGCGTCCTCAATGGAGGTGGCTATAGGGTCAATAAGGAAGTTCTGAGGCATCACAGGCTTTAACTTAACGACTACCCTGTCTGTAATGTTGACACCTACAGCCTGTAGTTGACCATCCATCATAGGCTGTGTAGCCGGGGCCATTTCTTTGATTTCTTCTAGGACTATCTCGCCTACCCCTGTGCCAAAGACTGCTGCGTTAATCAAGCACTCAGCAACAGCCTTACGTACCTTAGTGTTCTCAAAGTCTTCGGTGAGCTTGTTCCTTAGGTACTGTACATCCTGAGAGTCTTTGTCGTTTACGTCGTCTGCAATGTCAAACCATTTACCACGACCAAACGTAGCTTCCTCCATCTCAGCTACATTGGACTCTACGGCTTGCTGTAACGCAGGGCTAATGATTCTAGAGCGCTCTGACTTTCTCTCAGTATCCGCAGGGTCCCAGATGCCACGCCACAGCCTGTAGTACTCATCAAACTTCTCTTCGTAGTTACTCTGGTAATTATCACGCCAGTCTTCGCACTTCGTCATTACCCAGTCTTCCAAGGATTCTTGGACTAAGAGGGGGTCAGGGCTATATAAGTCATCTTTCATAATTAGTATCCCGCTACAATATCTAAGATTTCAAGCTCGTCTTCTACGAACTCATGTATCCCATAAGGGATGGTCGCTAATTGATCTATGTAAGCCAAAGAGTCCACTAAGTCATCATGCGTCAGTGGATCAGGGAACTGGAAGAGTTGATCTAGGAATCTAGCGTTCCACTCCCCCTTGTTCAAGCTTATTACACCGTTCTCAAAGCGCCCTTGCAACGCCCACATAATACGGTCTGTTTTCTTCTTATTACCGTGGGTTAACTCTTCTACCCTAAAGTACTTACCATGCTTCCTCTGAAGATCCATTAGAGGTGACATTACCGCTTGTTTTGCTATGCCTCTCTCGATACCTACTGAGATAGGTTGGTAATCCCTTACTGCTTGGAATATCTTCATCGCTGTTTCGTCTAACGTCCAACGTCCGTAAATAATGTTCTCTACAAACCACTGGCCGTTGTCACCCACCTTAACTACTGAGATTGCTGTCTCATCTAACTTAGAACTCTTCGTGCGCTTCTTACCTACTTCCTCAAAGCCTGCGAGGTCAATAGCTATGTAGTAGTCTCCTGCTTCTGGGGCTTCACCGTAGTGTACCCATTCTTCTTTAAACATCTCTGAGCCAACTGCCTCAAAGGACGCCATGAACTCCTGACGAAAGGCGTAAGAAGACATTGATTTCTTCGCGACGTTAATTTCATCAGGGTCGAGTAGTGGGTTATCGTAGCTTGTAAAGTGCCAACCTGAGTATGTCTCATCGTCACCTATCTCCGCATACTTATAGAGTTCATAGAAGTGATTACGACCCATAGGTGTCCCTATGAACATCGCGTGTCCCTTCTGGTCAGCCAACGCTGGACGTAAGACCTGCTCCCATACATCAGGCTTCATATCTGCGTACTCATCCATCACTAGAAACTTCAAGGAGACACCACGCATAGTCTCCGGCCTATCTGCTCCCTTAAGCGTAATCGTGGCTCCATTGACTAACTTAAGCTGTAAGTTGTTAATGTGGGAGCCTGTGATTACATCGTGGCCTAACTCTAGTAGGGTTTGCCACATGATGTCCCTAGCTTGTCCCTGCGTAGGGGCTACATAAAATACATGTCCCCTGTCTGACTGGAGGGCATTAATGATGAGCATCCATGCAGCAAGCCTAGACTTCCCTGTTCTTCGGCCAGCAGCGACTACCTTGAATCTCGTGGGATCCTCGAATACCTTGGTTTGCCATGGGAGTAACTCTACGTTAAGGTCAGTCATCTATGTCGTCTATCTCATCTTCCGTTAGTTCCCTCTCAGGAAGTCCTAGGCCATCTACGGAGCTATAGAACTCCTTTAGATCCTTGAACTTATAGAGGACCGCTGGTACTGCCCTACGTCCTGTAATCTTCTCTACAAAGTCCCACCCTTGCTTACCCGGAGGTATCTGAACATAATCATACTCCATGTTTATCGCTGTTAGCTTCTTACGTACTGCCTTGCATCCGTGGCACCAGTCGGCACCTATGACAACAAAAGACATCTAAGTTTCCTTAAGTTGCGTTAGTGTGATTTATTCCGTTAAACGTAAAAGGTGCATACACAAGGTCTAAGGTTACTATGACTTCTACGTTACCTGCTGATCCTGCGTTTGCCTTAATAGTCTCCCCCGGTGGTATTACTATTACCCCGTTACCCGCAGGCGGGAAGAAGATGTAATCCTTAGAAGCCACTGTTTTCTCTAGGAAGATGTAGGCATCTGGGTCTGGTGTCTTATCTATGAATATGCTAATGTCGTTGGTGGAGTTATGTAGATTAGACACAAAGAGCATGTTCCAGTGTCCTATGTACCCCTGAGGTATCTTTAGTATCTCTGTAACAGCGGTTGTTGTTAAGTTTACATTCTTCGTGTAGAGCATCTTAGGATTCCTTAGTATGTCCACATAACAGGCGTAGAGTCTCGCAAGTCTACGTGTATAAACGTATCAGCTATGCCAATGCCGCTGAATCCAAGTGCCATTGCGTGTCTGACTAGGGTGTGCTTCTGTGATCCTGAAGATACTTTAATATCAGCAGCAATGCCCTGCGAATGCGTACCCGGAGTTGTTTTTGCGGCCTCTATTGAGTGCTTTGGGCTGCGGTATCCGCTGGTGATAACAAACGGAAAGGCGCACAAGTCTCTGAGGTCGTCTAAAACGTGCAAAAACTCTGGCAGCATTTCGTTTTCTCCTGTCTCTTGACAGTTAAACTCTTCAATCTTAAAGTATTTCACCGGAATCTCCGTCAATAACGTCACCTGATGACACTTCAGTTGAACCTACGCCTGTAATGTTAATCTGAATGGCGCTTCTTCCGTTTTCTTTAATGATTTCTTTTTCAAATAACGCAGTTGGTGCAACCCTGTCCATCACCAGCTTCCAC